AAAGAGACGGAAGGCATCAGCTACATAGATATCAACATCGCCCATCTGCTCTGCTTGGTCATAGGTATAGCGATACTCGGTTGTGTAACCTGAGAATACGAATTCTTGCGCTGTTGCTGTTGTTGCTGCAATACGAACCTTGCGCAGAGGTACTAAATAACCGTAATAAGGGCTGGCTGTGTTCTGAGGGTTAAAGTATGAGTCAGGGTCTGTAATGCGTACAACGGCTGTACCAGCAACATAGGTATCGCTCTGGATATCTCTGCCTCGGTTGATGGTGATATTGCGAACGTTGGGAGTGAGATCAACAATAGGTACGGGAACTGTAGATGAGCCGAGTGTGCCAGTACCTAGAACTCCGTACTTAGCGTCACCGATTGTAAATGGGTAACCGAAAGTCGCACCTGAGCTAAAGTCAAAGGATACGGATATCTCGGCAGGTAATGTCATCGACCAGCGAAGCTTCCATAAGTACGATTAACGCCTGAAGGGATGCCTGAGAGTGATGAATCCTGAAGTGATGTTGCTACTGACTTGCCATCAATCTGGACAACAACTGGGCGGTTCAAGGCTGCAACGGCCATCGCCCAAGGAGTGCCTGAGCCGAACTGTGAGTCCATGCTTCCACCTGCTGCTGGGTTAGGTACTGAGTAAGCAAAGCCGCTTGCGTTGGTTGCATTGGTTGCAACCGATGGAGTAACAGGAGTAATTGGAACAGCGTTACCGCCACCGATAGCAATTGACTGAGCCTTCTTAGCAAGCATATCGAGATACGCTTCCCATGAGGCAAACGGGTTCTTAGCGTCTGGAAGGCTTGCAAGGTATCCTGCGAGCTTCTCGCCTAGTCCTTGAGCCTTGGCTAGTTCATAGGTTAGTTTCTCTGCTTCCTTGACGTTGCCTGTTAGTAAAGCAAACTGAAGTTCAACGCGCTTGCGATCCTCGTCAGACAACTTGCCTTTGAGAGCTGCAATGAGTTGCACCTGCTCTAGGTCAAAGACTGTTCCAGCCTTCTTTAAAGCGTTCTGCTTCTTTTGCTCATCTGTCAAAGCCTTCTGAGACTTGACCTGCTTAGCCTGTAAGGCTGCAAGTTCTTTAGCGCGTTTGGCTGCTGTTGCCTCTGCTTGGCGCTGTTGTGCTGTGCGTCGAGCTGTACCGGCTGGTGAGGCTGAACGCCCTGAACCTGAAGCAATAGCAATGCGCTGCGCTTCCTTCTCTCGCATCATCTTGTCATACTGGACTAACTTGCCGTTAGACCCTGTTATGCCGCCGAATGAGGTCAGATAGTCTAAGCCTCTATAAAGTTTAACGACTGCGCCTACTGCTGTAGCAGCAGCGTTTGTAATAGCGTTGATTCCTTTAGCAATGTCATTGATTGTCTTGGCTGCGTCGCTTGTTGTTGAGCCGCCGCCTAATTTAGCAAAGGCATCAACTAAACCTTTACCGATAGTCTCCTGAGCGTTACCTGCTGCAACTGTAAGAACTTCCATCTTGTAAGAAGTAGTTGTGAGGTAGTCCTGAGCTGCGCCTGCTGATCGTGCCAGCATGATGCCTAAAATCTCGTTGAATGACTTGGTTGTAATTTCTGCTCGTGTTAACCCTGTGTTGTACTTAACCAAGCCACGAGTAATTCCAACGTAACCCTTACCTAGGTCTGTTGCGACTGTTGCCAAGTCAATACCGCTTGCGCGACTAATCTGGATGGCATTGTTGAGCAGTTCTTGAGACTTAGTGAGTGAGCCGGTTGTTGTAAGCAATGACTGGAAGGCAGGGCGTAATACATCGTCTGCAATTGCGGCAGTCTGTTCAAGGCTTGCAATGAAGTCTGTGACCTTAGCTTGCGAGAATGAAAGCCCGAGGTTATCTACTGCTCCTGCAAGTCTGCGAGCTGCTGCCTCATCGGCTGCGAAAGCCTTAACTGCTGCCTTGCCGTAGGCTGCCATTGCTGCCGAGCCAAGGGTTAAGCCAAGAGTTCTGCCGAGTGACTTGACTGTCGATTCTAGCTTCTTAACGCCTTTATCAGCCTTGTTAAGTCCTGCGGAATCGTAAGTGGTGGCAATACGAATCGCTAGATCTGTCATGCCTGCCATTAGTCTTTACTCCTTGCTCTGAATGTCTTATTGCCAGCGCCTTTAGACGCAACTACAACTGTGTTGTTTGCAGACTGAATAGCCTTAACAACTGCTGCTGTTGTTCTGCCTTGATCCTCAGCCCATGCCCTAAACAATAGGCGACCCTTAGTCTTACGGGTTCTGCGCCCTGCGCTGTTTGACTGCTGGCTATCAACTAACGGCGGAAGCGCATCAATGAACTGGCGACCAGCGTTAGGGTTAGCAGACTTATTGACATCTCTGCCACTCTGCCATCCCATTGAGAACTGACCGTTCTTAAATTTCTTTTCGCGTTGTGCCGGTGGCAAGCCGCTAGGGTTCTTACGCCCTGCTGTCTCATAGATAGCACCTGCGGCAGACTTGTTAAAGATAGATGCAAGAGCTTGAAAGCCGTTGCGGTTTGCTTTGCTTGGTGTTGCCTTGTAAGTGATGCCCTTGCTGGCAATAGCAAAATCGTAATAACGAGTTGACCAGCGCCCTTTAGCGTTCTCGCGCTTTAACCAACCGCTTGGAGCTTGGTCATTGCTTGGAAGGAATCCTCTAGCATTTCGCACAACTGGCTTAAGGAATGAGGCAATCTCTTTAGTTGTCTCTTTAGCCAAGGTTGGCTCAACGGCTGCCAAGGCTTTACGCAAAGCGACCGCGCCTTGCAGCTTTACTGGCATCGCTTCGCTCCTAAGCTCGGTGGTCAGTTAGTAGGCAAAGGTCAAAAGATGACAGGTCGAGCAATCTTTAGAGCCTTTGAGGATGATCGTGGCAAGGCTCAGGATGGCGTCGTAAAGGCAATCTTTAAGGCTAAAGATAAGTTTGACTCTATGAAGGATAAGGTCTAATGGCAGATTTAAGAATTGATTTAGCTGCGGAGTTTCGTGGCAAGAAAGCCTTCAAAGAAGCTGACAAAGCCACCACAAGCCTTGACAAAGCCGTTGGCAGATTAGGCAAGCAGTTAGCCTCAGTCTTTGCTGCTTCAAAGATTTACGCATACGGCAAGGCATCAGTTAAAGCCTTTGCAGAGGATGAGAAAGCAGCCTTATCTCTAGCCCGTACAGTTAAGAACCTAGGCTTGGAATTCGGAACTCAAGGCGCAGCGGTAAATAACTATATTTCAAACTTAGAGCAACAGACTGGCGTTCTAGATGATGAACTTCGCCCAGCTTTAGATCGCTTGCTTCGCTCGACTTTATCAATTACTAAGGCGCAAGAACTTCTTAACCTTGCCCTAGATATTGCAGCCGGTACAGGCAAGAGCGTGACTCAGGTCTCACAGTCATTACAAAAGGCTTACCTAGGTCAGACACAGGCGCTTGGTCGTCTTGGCGTTGGCTTAAGTAAAGCAGAACTATCGAGCTCATCATTCGAGAAAATTCAAAAGCGCCTTACCTATCTCTTTGCTGGTCAAGCCCAAGATGCTGCTAACTCTTACGCTGGCCAGATAGATCGCCTAACTATCGCTTCAAACAATGCTAAAGAAACAATTGGTAAAGGCTTAGTCGATGCTTTGATTCTTGCCAGCGGCAAAGATAATGACATCCAAGACTTGGCTAATTCAATGGATTCGTTTGCTAATTACACAGCAGATGCAGTTCGTGGCATTGGAGTCTTGGCTTCTTATTTTCAAAAGATTAACGATATTGGCACAGGTGGTCTATTAGGCAAGATTCTTTCTGCCAATTTTAGATTTGGTCTTATTGGTCAACTTGCAGCCCTTGGCGAAAGAAATTCAGGAGAAGGTACAGGTCAAGGCGGTTCGACCATTGACAATTACCGCGCCAGCGCAGCAGCTAAAGCAGCAGAAGCCAAGCGAGTCAAAGAACTTGCGGCAATTCAAAAGAAACAATTAACCACCCAGAAAGCCCTTACCGCTGAGCAAAAGAAGCAAGCAGCACTTAAGAAGGCTGGCTCTCTCTTTGACCTTGAACAGATTCAACTTATTGCTGCTCTCAAAGGTCAATTATCTGATGAGGATCGCAAGCGCGTAGAACTTCAGTTTGCCCTATTGACAGGCAATACATCTGAAGCCCAGAAACTAACTTATGAAATTGCTAAAGCTCAAGGATTAGGCGAGAAACTAGCCGGATATCTTGCAAGCCTTCCAGATGCTAAGAACCCGTTTGCCTCATGGGAAGCGTACCTAGACAAGATTATGGAAAAGGCTCGCGCAGTAGCAAGCGCAAGCATTAGCGTGGGTACTGGTCAAGGCGGCTCTGTCATTGATAATTACATTGCATCCATTCCTAAGAGCAACGTTGCACCATTGCCAAGCACAGCAGACATCGCTCGCCTTGCAGCTCCTATGAGTTCAGGCTCAAGCACAATAGGCGATTACCTCAACGTGACTCTACAGATTGATGGCAAGACAGTTGCATCAGCTCTGCAAGATACTTCGATGTCAGGCATCCCTTCAGCCATTAACAGAACTTATGGAAGCTTCGCTGGTCGATGACATTACCTGCCGAGATATCCGTATCCTTTGACTTTAGCTCAGGTGCGACTTTCGGCTACCCATTTACTATCGGTGATGCTAAGTACGGAGTTCTAGGTACTGGCACACTTGGTTCATCTACAGTTCCAGTACCTATCGTTGATCTAACTCCCAACGTTCGCAACATCACCATCAACCGAGGCAGAGATATCCAGAGCGATACCTATGTTGCTGGTACAGCCGTTGTACGCATCACAGACCCAGACTCTTACTTTAACCCTCATGA